ATCTGAGTGAAAAGCTCGGCGAGATGACCTTTGACGGCCTGATCACCGACATCAAGCCCGCGCCCGAAGTGCGCGGCGGCGTTATCCGCAAGCTGTCCGCTGCGGCCACGCTCAAGCGCGGCACCATCCTCGCCAAGTCCTCTGGCACGGCCGGCGACGGCAAGCTGGTGGTGCTGGGTACTGCGGCTGTCAGCAACGAAACGCTGACCCCCGATTGCATTCTGTGTGATGACATCGAGGTCGGCACCGCTGCCGACGAGAAGGTAGCTGTCTACACCGCCGGCTGCTTCGACATCGGCAAGGTGACGGTCTCGGCCAGCTACACCATCACCGAGGGGGATAAGGACAACCTGCGTATGCGCGGCATCGTCTTCAAGGCTGCTGCCGCTGCCAACTAAGGAGGGAATCAACAATGGCTTCTGAACTGAATTTCTTTGACACCTATGTGCTGATGGCGATCACCGAGGAGATCGTTCCTCAGCAGACCTTTTTCAAGGACCGCTACTTCCCCACCGGGGAGGGCGACATCTTCGCCTGCGACAAAGTGCTGACTGAGTACCGCAAGGGCGACCGCAAGATGGCCGCGTTCGTCTCCGCCCGCGCCGGCGATATCCCCATGGATCGCCGCGGCTATGAGATCCACGAGTATCAGCCCGCGTTTATCGCTCCGTCCCGCCTGCTGACGCTGGACGAGCTGCGCAAGCGCGGCTTCGGTGAGGCCATCTACGCCAACAGCACCCCTGCCCAGCGCGCGGCCCGTCTGCAGCTGGGTGACCTGACCGACATGGACCGCCGCATCGTGCGCCGCGAGGAGTGGATGTGCGCGCAGACCATGATCAACAACGCCTGCACCATGCAGACCTACATCGACGACAAGACCGAGGGCGAGAAGCTGTATGTCAAGTTTTTCGATGACGCCAGCGACCACACCTATACCGTGGCCACCAAGTGGAACGCCACGGGCGGCGACTTCTTCGGCGATGTGAAGGCCATGTGCCGCAAGCTCTCCAAGCGCGGCCTGCGCGCGGTTGACCTGGTGCTCGGCTCTGACGCAGCCGACGCGATCCTCGACATGGAGAAGGTGCAGAAGCTGCTCGACCGCAACAGCGGCATCATCATCGGTACCATCGACCAGGAACTCAGCCGCTACGATGGCGTGGTCTATATGGGTACGCTGAACTTCGGCGGCTTCAAGCTGAACCTGATCTCCGTAGACGAAACCTACATCGACGGCAGCGGCGCGGAGCAGAAGTATTTCCCTGCCACCTCCGCCATGGTCACCGCCCCCGGCTGCGGCCATCTGATGTATGGCCAGATCACCCAGATCGACTACGGCTCCACCGAGTTCGCGTCCCATGCGGCGATCCGCGTTCCGAAGTTCTCTCTGAACCAGGAGGCGGACATCCGCAAGCTGCGTCTGGGCGCGCGTCCGCTGGCTGCTCCCCACAACTACTGCCCGTACATCTACGCGGCGGAAGTTGTGTCCTGACCCGGCGCGGAAAGGAGACTGCTATGATGAAAATTGAGATCATCTGCGGCACATACGGCTACAGGCCGGATGGCTCGAAGCACCCCATTCCCATCGACCGCGGCGGTATCTGCGAGGTCTCCGAAGAGGAGGCGCAGCGCCTTTTTGCCCTGTGTGTCGCCCGCCCCGCCGAGGAAACGCCCTCTCCCGCTGTTGCAACGCCCCCTACTGGCGAGGACGGCAGCGGGGCTGGCGCTGACCCATCTAACAGCGACGAGGGCGCAGAGGACGCGGAAAGCGCCCATCTTGACCCCGAGCAGCTCAAAACGCTGACCAACGCCAAACTCACGGAGCTGGCCAAGGAGATGGGTATCGACACCGCTAAGCTCAAGACCAAGGCGCAGCTGATCGCCGCCATTACGGATGTTCCGCTGGAGGACGCGATCGCCGAGGACGACGACGGCGTGGACGACGGCGAAGCGCCCCCTGTGCTGACGCCGGAGGCGCCTGTGGTATGAGCGGCTTCAAGGATATGGTCGCCCGCGACAACTTCGGCGTGTTCCTCAACTGCGACGAGTTCGCGGAAAAGCGCACCGTCAAGTACGACGGGGCGACCTACGAGGATATTCCCATCGTCCTCTCCGGCCTGAAGGAGAAGGACCGCCGCCAGCTGATGAGCGACCATGCCCAGGGGCTTTACATCGTTTCCTCCGTTCTCCACTGCGCCCTGTCCGATCTCGGCGGGGTGCAGCCGGAGCGGGGGCAGCGTATCAGGATCAACGACCAGGAGGGCGGCGGAGGCTTCTTCCGGGAGTTCTATGTCGCGTCCTCGGTCTGTGAGATGGGTATGCTGCGCGTGGAATTGGAGGCGGTGGACGAATGAGCTTTATCCGCGTCAACGAGGTCGGCGGCGACAGCCTGGAGCGCGTGAACAAGCTGCTGCACAATATCCCCGGCGGCGTTTACAAAGCGGCGTTCTCCGCGTTGAGGCGCGCCGGAGATACAGCCAAGACCCGCGCCGGACAGTTCGCCGCCGCCGAGTACACCATCAACAAGGGTGAATTCATGCGGAGAGTTCACTCCAAGACCCACATCACAGGCGGTGCGGGAGGCGTGATGGGTATGAGCATCAGTTTCTCCGGCACCGTGCTCCCGCTGCTGACCTTCAACACCACATACAGCCGGGACGGCACCGTGCAGACACAGGTAAAGCGCAACGGCGGAGCTGCGACGCTTCAACACGCATTCGTGGCCCGCATTTTCGGCCCGACTGCCGTTTTCGAGCGTGTCGGCTCGCCGCGCTTTCCTGTGGAGCAGAAGTTTGGTCCGTCTACCGGACACATGATGCGGAACGAAGAAGTCATCGAGAAGATGGACGAAACGATCCGCGACACCTACGAAAAGCGCGTTGAGCATGAAATCCTGCGCGTGCTGAACGGATGGGGAGGCTGATTTATGACAAGGATCATTCTGCTGGAACGCCTGCGGGCCTTTACCGAGGAGGTCACCGCCGACCTGATCATGCCGACCCGTTTGCAGAAGGGCGACACGGAGCAGAGCTTCCGCCCTGCAAAGGTCTACCTGACGCGCCTGCCGGACGGCACTTCTGCCACCAAGAAGGCTCCCTATGTGCTGCACCAGGTCATTACCGGCATGGATCAACAGCCGCAAGGACAGCGTGTGACCTCCAGCGCCAAGGTCCGGTCTATCTGCTGTGTCTATAACGATGACGAGCAGGAGGGCGGGCTGATGCTGCTGAATCTCATGGAACGGCTGCGCATTGCGATGCTCAGGCAGGTCGTGATCGGGGGGCAGTTTACCCTTGACCTGGAGGCGGGGCTTGAAACGCTGGTCTATCCCGATGACACCGCCCCCTATTTCGTGGGGGAAATGATCTCCACATGGATGCTTCCCCCTGTGGAAAGAGAGGTTAACCTATGAGCGAAAAAATCATCGACACGGCGGCTCAGACCGCCGCGCCAAAGACGGCAAAGAAAAAGCCTGCCGCGCCGAAGAAGGTCGCCGACACCGGCGGCTTCTGCGTCTATCTCGGTCCGACCATGATGGGCGTGATCCAGCGCGGCACCATCTATCGCGGCGGCCGGAAGGAAGTCCTTGACTCCCTTGCCCCGGTGATCGATCAGCACCCGCTGATCGCGTCGCTGGTGGTGAGCGACGAAACGCTCCCCGCCGACCGCATCAAAGTCAAAACGCCTGGGAACCTGCTGTATGTGAATTATCACAAGCTGGCCAAGGGCATGAAGTAAGGAGGAAATTTCAATGAACCACGGCGTATATGTCTCTCAGCAGGCTACCAGCGTCAGCACCCCTGTCGTGGCGGAGTCCGGCGTCCCCTTCGTGGTCGGTCTGGCTCCTGTTCAGGCGGCGGATAAGCCTGCTGCCCCCGGCACCCCTGTTCTCTGCACCAGCTGGTCTGAGGCGGTGGAGAAGCTGGGCTACTCCGACGACTGGGCAACCTACACGCTCTGCGAATTCATGTATTCGCACTTCAAGCTGTTCGCCTGCCAGCCTGTCATTTTCTGCAATGTTCTGGATATCGCCACCGCAAAGGAGGCGTCTGCCGCGACTGATGTTGCGGTGACGGAGCACAAGGTGAAGCTTCCCATCGCGGCCATCAATGATTCCGCGCTGGTCATCAAGCCTGCCGGCGGTACCGGCTCTGCCTATGTGTCCGGCACCGACTATAACGCCTATTACAGCGGCGAGCATCTGGTGGTGGAGCTGCTGTCTACCGGCAGCGCCTATGACGCCGAGCAGGTAAACATCGCCTACAACAAGGTCAAGGCATCCACCGTCACCGCATCCGACATCGCCTCCGCGATGGAGAATGTGGAGCTGTGCCTGACCCTGCTGGGCATCGTCCCCGATCTGCTGTGCGCCCCCGGCTATTCCCAGCAGTCCACCGTAGCCGCCGCGATGACCGCCAAGGCCGGCAATATCAACGGCCTGTTCCGTGCCAAGGCGCTGATCGACATCGACTGCGGCGCTTCCGGCGCGCGCGCCTATTCCGATGTTCTCACCAAGAAGAACGCCGCCAACATCGCCGACGAGGACGAGATCGCCTTCTGGCCCATGCTGAAGCTGGGCGAGTACAAGTTCCACATGTCCACCCAGCTCGCCGGCCTGATGGCGCAGATCGACACCGACAACGGCGGCTGCCCCTACGAGTCCCCGTCCAACAAGGGGCTGCAGTGCGACGGCCTCTGCCTGGAGGACGGCACCGAGGTCAACCTGACGCTGGCGCAGGCCAACTATCTCAACGGCATCGGCGTGGACACGGCGCTGAACTTCATGAGCGGCTGGGTGGCATGGGGTAACTATACCGCCTGCTATCCCTCCAACACCGACGTCAAGGATTATTTTATCCCCGTCAGCCGTATGTTCGGCTGGGTCGGCAACTCCCTCGTTAAGACCTTCTGGAGCAAGCTGGACAAGCCCATGAACCGCCGCCTGATCGACACCGTTCTCGACACCGCCAACATCTGGCTCAACGGTCTGGTGGGCATGGGCTACCTCCTGGGCGCTCGCGTGGAGATGCTGGAGAGCGAAAACCCGCTGACCAACCTCATGGCCGGCATTATCAAGCTCCATGTCTACATGACGCCGCCCTCTCCCGCTCAGGAGATCGACTTCGTGCTGGAGTATGACGCCAGCTATGTCACCAGCGCCCTGCAGGGCTAAAAGGAGGTTTGAATCATGGATCAGAGCATTATCAATTTCAAGGTCTACGAAGACTCTGTTGAGTATGTCGGTATGGCTCAGGCAACCCTTCCTGACCTGACCGCGCTGACGCAGTCCATCTCCGGCGCCGGCATTGCCGGCAATGTCGAGTCGGTCATTCTCGGCCACTTCGACGCGATGACGCTGGGCCTCAACTTCCGCACCGTCACCGACCAGAGCGTGAAGCTCTCCGAACCCCGCCGCCACACCATCGACCTGCGCGTTGCACAGCAGGACGAGGACGTTGTGGCCGGCAAGGTGGTCGTGCGCGCCGTCAAGCACATTCTTGTGGTCATCCCCAAGAGCGACAAGGGCGGCTCCGTTGCCCCTGCAGCGCCCTCCAACGGCTCCGGCGAGTACGCTGTCCGCTACTGGGCGACCTACATCGACGGCAAGAAGGTGCGTGAGGTCGACCAGCTCAACTTCATCTGCTATGTCAACGGCACCGACTACCTGGCCGACGTCCGCAAGGCGCTCGGCATGTAAGAGACCTGACAAAAGCCCGGGGCGGGACATCCGCTCCGGGTATCTTTTTGAGATTTGAAAGGAGTTATCACCATGGCTGATATCAACAAGACCGTTGTTCCCGCCGACGCTTTCTCCACCGTCGATCACGACGAGTACGCCGCCGCCGAGGCGCAGGCCAAGAAGAGTGAGGGCAACTACACTCTCAAGCTGAAAAAGCCTTTCACCTATGAGGGGCAGACCTTCGACGAACTGAACTTTGACTTTGAGGGGCTGACCGGTGATGATGCCCTCGCCATCGAGGACGAGCTTCAGGCCATCGGTAAGCCCACCATCTCGCCTACCTTCTCCGGCCAGTTCCTGGTGCGCATGGCGGCGCGAGCCTGCACCAACACCATCATTGACGCCAGCG